ACAACTTCACGAACATTCGGATTTTCAACTGTTTCTTCTTTTTGTTCGACAACAGCTTCGTCTTTTGTTTCTTCTATATCTACATCAACTTCATTTCCTGAAGTATCAATAGGAACGTTTCTTTCAACGTCTTGCATAGTTATCTCCTATGTTAGTATTGATGGACGATATCTTCTGGATTTTTGATGGTAGCTAAAACTTCATCGTCGTTTAAAAGTCTAACTTCCCCACCGTCGATCATAATCCTGCTTCCTGCATATCTTGCAAAAACTATCCAGTCACCTTTTTTACACCAAGGTCCTTCTGGAAATTTGTCTTTGTCATAACAGTGTGGTCCCATTTCTAAAACGAGTCCGCAGTTTGATCCGACTTGTTGTCTTTCTATAGTTTCTTCTGATAGGAATAATCCACCTTTTGTTTTGGCTGCCATTTTAAAAGGTAAGACTAATATTCTCCAACCGGTTGGTTGAGGTAATTTTGTAGATTCTTTATTTTGAATTTTATCTAAGACTTCTTTTTCTTTTTTCTCGATGTCTTTATTTTCTTGTTGGTATTTTTCTTCTAACGCAAATTTAGTTTTCGGTGTCGCGTTTGAATCTGATAATTGTTCCGTCTTCATTTTTTTGCTCCTTCTTTGGTTCTAGCAGGTTAGAGATTTCCTGTGAAATTTTTAAATAGGCATGTGCCTGTCCTAACATGTACTTATATTTTTCCATATTGTCAACCCCACCACCTATCATAGTATCACCTAATCCTTGGTAAGATTCTTTTAAGTACTTTTGTATTTTATCTATTATTGTTATTGGATCTTCCATTATTTAACATACCTTTCTATTACTTTTATTTTTTCCTCTGCGTCTACTATGACCTGTAATAACTTATCCATTTCATCTAAATGCTGTGGATGTTCGCCTATTCCTACAGAGTTCTTAACATATATGTTTAATGTTGCAATAGACTCAGCTATCTGTGCTTCGTATCTTTTTTTAAGTGCGTTTAGTTTTTGATCCACCTAGAACTCCTTTTAATGTCTTAGCTTGAGCGGCATGTGTCTTTGAGGCTTTCTTTAAGCCTTTCATGACTTTTTTAATTGCTCTCTTTTTCTTTAACATTTCCATCTCCTTCTTGCCTGACGGATTCTTGAGTTCGGATCATTACGAGTTTTTGCTGATGCTCTTTTGAGTTGCCCTAGTGAACGTGCGCAGTATGATTTTCTGCGTTTGGCAGCTTTTGATCCTGGTTTCACTTCTCCAGTCACGGCTGTTTTTAGTTTAGAACCGGGATTTAATCTTCTATAAGCTTTGACCCCGGCTTGTGTCATGCCTGCTCCAGACTTTGTAGATCTGAAATTTTTTTTATTTCTAGCTGGCATTGTTGCTCGACCACCATCTTTAAATCCTGGTGCGTCTACCATTCCAGCATAGTATTTTTTATAACTTGAATTTTGTGCGTTAAGAGTTCCTTTTGGAGTTTGAAAATCACTCTTCATATAAGAACCAATATATTTTGTATTTGGCATTCTCATACTAGTCCTCCAAATCTTGCAAATGTTTTTACGTTAGTTGGTTTAGGTCCAGTATTAGATGCTTGTCTTTTTCGTTTGACAGCACTCGCCCTTTGCGAGTCGCTCATCCGTGTGGCTTTGGCAAGAGGCACGCATTTTGGATACTTCCGTTTCGAGTCCGCTTTTTGTTTTGAACGGCCACATTTTGCAAACGATCCATCTTTTCGCTTGCTCCCAATATCTACCCACTTTTGTTTGAACCATTTATCTAAACCGTTTTTAGCCATTATACCATTATTGTTTTTTTATGCTTGATAACTTTACCTTGGCCTCTTCCCATAACAGAAGTTGCTCTTCCACCTTTACTGAAGACACCTCTTCCTTTTAGGACATCAGCTCTAGTAACTTTACCGTCTCCTGTTAAATCAGGAAATTTTTTCTTACCAGCCATTGCAGATCCTCCGTTTGATTTATTAATTCGTCCACCCATTGCAGATGGTTTTCTACCTTTGAAATCTTTTCTTTTTACACCAGAAGGGTCTTTAATTTTACCAGCGCAGATTTTACTAGCGTAGGCATTAGCATATGCACTAGGGTACACGGCGAATTTTCGCTTCGCTGCCGATTTACCTCTAGGACATAGTTTAGTCATAATTAAGCCTTCGCTGTTTGTTTTGCTCTTTTAAAGTTAGCTGCTGTTGGTGCACCCTTTGCACCTTTCTTACGCATCTTACCACCACGTTTTCTTTTAGCATGTATATTTGCGTATAAACCTTTTCTAGCCATTATTTTTTTCTTAGTTTATTTAAAGTCATCGCAAATCTTGCACGTTGACCTAACTTACCTTTTTTCTTTGCCGCTTTTTTTAATTTAGAAGCCGGAATCTTTTCACCTTTTTTAATTTTAAGGGCTTTTCTTAAAGACCCCGGTTTCTTAATTGCTTTTTGAATAAAATTTTTAGACATAATTATCTATTAATTTTACCTTTTTTCTTCATCTTACTACCGAATTTTCCGTAAGACTCATCTCTAGAAGCTTTTAATTGCTTCTTAGTTCTTTTCTTCTTGATTCTCATAGCGATAGATTCATCTTTTCTAGCTTTGTAACCTTGTTTCTTCTTGCCAACTTTACCACCTTTTTTGTACATAGCGCCACCTCTCATGCCCATGTCATCTTTGTAGTAACCAGATCTCATATCTTTTCTTGCAGTCGACATTGATCCTCCGCCAGCTTTTGTCGCTCGGCCGCCAGATTTCATAAATCTAACATTTGATCTTACTCCGTTTTGTCTCATTTTTATCTCCTATTTTTTTCCGTTACGAAATATTTGTGTCCCCTTAATACCAAAAATACTAGCTACGACAAGGATCCATAAATTCGTAAACCAGCTTGGAAGCGATTGAAAGTATTCAAAGAATAATTTTACTTTCTCCATTGCTTCCGGATCGTCACTCATCACTGCCCACATTAACACAATGATTGGCGCCGAAATTATCACGAGTACAAATTCGTCTTTATAGTCGTTTTGTCTCGCTTCTAGTAGTTTGCCTTGGTAAGCTTCCTCACCACGGGCCATTTTCTCTGCATGCATTAATTGTGCATCAGACATAGCCATCTTAGTTTTCTGGCGGTTGGAATAAATCTTACTTCCAGCTTGCAAAGCAATTTTTGCTAAACCAAACCAAGCCATACTAGTACCAAGTTGCTGTTTTTTTCTTATCAGCTAGCATTCTTCTTCTACCTCGAACATCAACTGTATTTCCTTCGTTGATTTTGTTCATAGGATCGTCTTGGTTGGTAATAATTTTAGATCTTGGGTCTACTGCTACTTTCCCAACCTCTTCTTTATACTCAACGCCACCTGTTTGGTAGCCGTCTTTACCAACTCCTAGCTCTTTAGTTATTTTAACCATATTTTTCTCCTTATTAAATAGTTTATACCTACTTTTTAGGGAAATTTCTACCGAAATCAAATTTTTTGCCTGCGGTAGACATTTCCTGCTTCGTTAAACTTGTTGCAGCTCTTAATTCTGCTAATTCTTCAGTCTGATCTAGCTTTTGTTGGAAGTTAGCTTGGTTCATCATAGCTTTCATACGATCAAGATTGATTCTTTCTTCATCATCTTCAGCTCTTCTTTGATTTTCGGCTGCTCTCAAGTCTAATTCTCTTGCTTTTAACTTAGTTAATGGGTCAGCACCTAAGCCACCATTAATTTCTGAGTCTTCTTTTTTAAATTCTGCCATCATTTCAGCAATCAATACAGCTTTTCTAGACTCAATCTTCTGCATTATGTTCATTAACTGAGGTTGAAGCCGAGGATTCTGTTGAATTTGTTGTTGCATCATAGCTACTGTTTGTAATTCTTGTGCAAATTCTATTTCAATCTGCTCTTGAGACATTAATGAAATGTGTTCCATAATATTTTTCTCAATACTTGCTACCATCATCGGTGAATTTTGTACTAAGTTAGTAGCCAAGAAATTTAAATGCGCCGTAATGTGAGCTCTATGGTCTTGACCAGGGAAAGCTTGAAAAGGTTTACCTGCCATTGCATCAATATGTTCTAATGCAGGATCTTTTGGCATTGGCGGTTGTGGTTTTTTTAATAACAAATCAATATCTTTTACACCTAACGCTTCATACATATTTCTGTACGCTTGATAAACGTTGTGTACTTGTGGATTGGAAACTGCCAGCTGAAGTTCCGTTTGTGCGAGAGAGATCCTCTGTGTTTGAGAAAATATATTTGGATCTGCAACTGGCAGTATATCAACTCGGTCATCAAAGTCCGCTTGTTTAACTGTTCGCGAACCACCCACAACATCATAGGGGTATTCTGGTGGGAGGTAAAGTTTATAGACTCGAGCTAATAATCTGAATTCACTTTTCAGTGAAGCATATAATCTTTTATGGATCGCAGACATTGTTCTCGATCCTCTTTCTAGCAATGCTACGGTCGTACCCACAGCTGCTTGTTGATTACCCTCACCTACTTGCAAGTCTGCTATTGAAGCGAATCTTTGACCTGCTTGTACTACGACGCCCATAAGCTGTAACAAAGTTTGTGATGGTTCCTTAAATGGAAGCATCATAAATGAATCTTTTATATTTCCACCAGGAGCATCTACGTCTCTAAACTCTCCAGGTTGAATTGACTGTGCATCATCTCTGATTCTAATTCCTCTTTGTTTAAACCCTGCAGGTAAGTTAGATAAAGTTCCTGCGTCTAATAGTTGTCGTAAGGCTTGTGTTGCTGTTCTTGATAGTCCACCGATCATGTGAATTAAACCTAGGCCATAGAAACCAAGACCAGGTAAAAATTTAAAGTGAGTGAAATATTTTATTCTAGATTTATTAGGATCACCAATTTCATAGTTTCTTCTAATAGATAAAATAGATCTTGTTGCTTCTTCTAAAGTAACAATGTACGGAAGTTTAATCCCTGTTGGATTACCATCCATATCTTTATCTTCGTATCCTTCTAAATCTAAATCCGTATGTATTTCTAAAAGAGTAAAAACATTTTCTTGTGTTGTTTTTCTAATTCCTTCTAGTTCTCGTTCTTTAGCTTTAAGATCTGAAGTTGTTGTAGCATTATCAGCCGGTGTTCCTAAATCGATGTCTCTATAGAAACCTGCTACTTGTTGTTTACGCAAAGTGTTCTCGTCCATTTTTAAAACATGAACGATTGCTTCCGCATCGTCTAATGAGGTAGCCGTATACGGAACAACCAGATCATCTGCCGGTACAAATTTAGAAACTGCACGATTCATTAATTCATCATAATAAGTTTTCTTAAATGCTGAACCAGCTAAAGGTAAATAAAATAATAATTGATCAAAGTCAGGTTCGAACTCTGGCATCTTTTCCATAAGTTCGTAATTCATGTAATCTTTAACTCTCTCTGCTTGTTGAGTTTTTTCTGGAGTAATTTTTCCAACGACCGCTGTTCTTACTGGTCCTTCGGCCGGGAGTAATTCTTTATAAGCCAAAGCTTGAAATTGTGTAACCGCTTCTGCTAAGACTGGATGCGTAGCACCACTAGCGTTTTGAAAAGGTTCTGTTTTATCTTCGTATTTAAATCCTAGTAAATCTAATCCTTGAGTATAAGTTCTTTCCCAGTCTCTTCTAGATTCTTTATACTCTTCAAAGTTTGTTTGTAGTTGTGTGCCTAATGGATCAAGAATCTCATCACCAAGGAACTCGGCTAAATTAGAATAGTGCTCGTCACCTTCTGCAGGGGCAACGGCTCTAGGATCAAAGTTTACATCTACTGATCCATCTTCGTTTTGAATCGTTTCAACACCATCAGGAGCTGTTACTTCTTCAGTAACTTTCTCTTGTACTTTTTCTGTAATCTCCTCTTGAGATGGTATCTTAACTTCGCTTCTTGTGTTTGGTAATGATTTGTCTACGTTGTCCGCCATTATATATTTTCTCCTTTACCTCTTTAACAGTATTATAGGATATATTCAAGCCTTGAGGGTTAGGGCCTGATTTTGGAGGCAACAGATTTGTTTTAGGGTATTTCATTATAAATTAACTACTTTCAATAAATTGGCTATACCCCCGTCAGCTGCTTCTTGTCTTTTTCCTAAATTAATTGTGATATCTGAACCTTCACCTGGTTTTGATCCTACGTATTCTGCTGCTTTTCTAATTGCAGAATATAATCCTCCAGTTCCCATATAATTTTCTCCTTCACCAAAAAATGCATTCTTAACCTCAACAGCAGCTTTTTTTACGTCTTCCAATGAATTAATATCTTTAGCATTATTAAAATCAAATTTATCTGTTACTATAATTTCTCCATCCTCATTTACTTCAACTTTTCCCGAGCCTATTAAAGTTTTTAAATTATAATTTTTACTTAACAAATTTAATAATAAAGGTTTATCCATAGTTCCTTTTTCATAGTCTTCGTATTGAATAGAACCTTTTCCTTCTGATAAAACTTTTTCAGCTATACCTTTAAGTTCATCTTTGTAATCTTCAGATAAATCTTTTTCTGTAAATGGTTTATCTCCACCAAAAACATCGTAAGTGAATTGTCTTACGTTAGGTGGGATATAGTTAACAACTTTTTTCAAGAACCCTGATTCTTCATCTGATCCTTCAGATAAACCAATTCTTAATGCAGTTATAATTCCACCATTAGCTTTTTTTACACCACCCATTCTATTAATGTAATCTGTTAAACTTTCTCCGGCTTCTACTAAAATACCGTTGTTGTAATCGTCTATAAGTTGTTCGTAACTATTTTCCATATTAATAAAACTTTTTTGCTTTTCGTGGTCCTTGATCCTCTTTGTAATCTTCAGGATGCTCTATCAAACCACCTTGTCTAAATCTCATCACAGCTTGTGTCATACTATCGACCAAGTCATCGTGATCACCATAAGGGAAAGCAGCACACTCTTCGATAACATCTTGAGCAAACTCCATATGAGTAGGTGCCCAGATTTTACCACTTTCAAACAATGGGGAAACTGAGTTGACGCGAGTATGCTTGTCATTTCCCTTTGATGGTGAAAAATTTATAACAGGTATTCCCTGTTTTCTCAACTCATAAGTTAAAGGTAGCCCCGATGCTTTAGATTCTACGATAACTGTTTCAGGTTGCCAGTAGCCGTATTGTTCTAATGCGATACGCTTAAGTTCTGGAAACTCGACTCGATCTTTCCATGCATCAATCAACATTAAACAAGGACCTGAGTCTTCATCTTTTTGAAACACGCCCCAGGTTGTAATTGCAGAAAAATCGGCAGAAGATTTTTTCATGAATGCAGTATCATAAGATTGTATAACATGTCTTAATGCTGGAAGATCATCTGCATCCCAATCTTGCCACCATTCTCTTTTGATCAGTGCTCCTTCTTCCGAAGTTGGATTTTGCATGTACTGTGAATTCCATTTTGATCCAGGTAATGTTGCTTTAACAGCTTGTAAATCATCTAACTTCCAATACTCTGGCCAGCATGGTTTACCGCTTGGTAAGATAGCAGGAAATTCTATTAACTCCCATTGATCAGCTTTAGGTTCTTTTTGTGCTTTGATTAAAGCTCCCGTTAAATCTTTTTGATGCCAACGAGTCATAACTAAAACAATTGTACCACCTGGCTGCAAACGTTGCCTAGGTCCAGAAGTATACCACTCGTACGCACGTTCTAATGCTTGCATGTTTAATGCGTCTTGTTCAGAATGTGGGTCATCAATAATTAATAGATCAGCACCCCTTCCAGTAATTGCAGACCCAACACCGGCAGCATAGTATTCACCACCTTGTTCAGTTTCCCATTTTCCTGCAGCTTGAGAATCTTCCTTGAGCCTTGTTTCAAAAACCTGTTTGTATTCTTGCGAGTCCATTAGGTTCTTAGTCTTTCGTCCAAACCTTACAGCTAATTCAGTGTTGTGTGTTGATTGAATTATTTTTAATTTTGGATTACGGCCCACTAACCAGGCAGGTAATAGATAAGATGCAAACTCAGACTTTGTATGTCTTGGTGGCATATTGATAATAACTCTTTTAATTTTACCAGATGCGATTCGGTTAAATTTTTCCGCAATTTTTTTGTGATGCTTTCCTTCAATGAAATCAGGCCAAACATGTTTTACAAAAGACATAAAATCTGACTGTACTTTCTGAGTCGATTTTTTATTCTCCCACTGATTCATTAATAAACTGAACTCACGTCTTACATCAGCCGGAAGCTTTTCAAAATTCTGCAATTTTTTTGGGTCTATATTCATAAACTTAAAAAGTATTTTAGGGACGTCTATCTCTAAAACTGACTATATACTGTACATCATTGGGACCCCTTTTGCAAAAAGGGTGATTGACGTTAAAAAAAATGTTTTAATTCCTGGATCGGTTTGGGACCCCTCGAGGCCCCGAAGGGGCCGAGATATGCCCGGCCCGAAGGGCCGAATAAGCCGGGCGCCCGCAGGGCGCCGACCCATTATGAACAGT